TCCGAAAGAACCGGTTTGTACTATTATTTCGGCAGCATTTACGTTGATATATCCGTAAGAACCTGTTTGTGAAACAACTAAACTCCCGGTAATATAAATATCATGAGTGGTCGCCATATAACTACCAGAATCAGACCATTTTCCATCTCCCGCCGCACCAGAAGTTCCGCTTGTTCCGCTACTACCTCCGGTTCCTGCGGTACCGCTACTACCACCCGTTCCCGCCGTACCCGAAGTTCCGCTACTACCACCGGTTCCGGCTGTACCGCTCGAACCACCGGTTCCAGCAGTTCCGCTTGTTCCGCTACTACCTCCAGTTCCTGCCGTACCAGATGTTCCGCTACTTCCACCCGTTCCAGCAGTTCCGCTCGAACCGCCTGTACCAGCAGTTCCGCTTGAACCACCTGTACCGGCAGTTCCAGAAGTTCCGCTACTTCCACCAGTTCCTGCGGTTCCGCTTGTTCCACTCGTACCAGATGCCCCCGTTTGTTTTCTCATTATCTGGCCGCTTCCAGACTCCCAAACTAGTACGTCAATAAGACCTTCGTTGATGCTCATTGTTGAAACATAAAACGCACTCGCCGAAACCATTCCGAAAGACCCAGACCCAACCACACTAGAAGTATAGGCTTGCAGTTCATTTACACTAAATATATCACCGGCGACTTCTAGATGATTAAATGAACCGGTAGCACTTACATATAAACTTCCGGTAATATAAACATCATGAGTTGTCGCCAAATAACTTCCAGAGTCACTCCACGAACCAGCCCCGCCAACCCCTGAAGTACCAGATGTTCCGCTACTACCACCTGTGCCAGCAGTTCCGCTGCTACCACCCGTTCCAGCAGTTCCACTTGTTCCGCTGCTACCTCCAGTTCCAGCAGTTCCACTACTACCACCCGTTCCAGCAGTTCCACTTGTTCCGCTACTACCACCTGTGCCAGCAGTTCCGCTGCTACCACCCGTTCCAGCAGTTCCACTTGTTCCGCTGCTACCTCCAGTTCCAGCAGTTCCACTACTACCACCCGTTCCAGCAGTTCCGCTTGAACCACCGGTTCCAGCCGTTCCGCTACTACCACCAGTTCCAGCAGTTCCGCTCGTCCCACTCGTTCCACTAGTACCAGACGCACCGGTCTGTTTTCTCATAATTAAACCGCTACCGCTATCCCAAACCAATACGTCAATAAGACCTTCATTGATGCTCATTGTGGATAAATAAAATGCGCTACCGGATATTATTCCGAAAGAACCGGTTTGAACAATAATTTCTGTTCCGATAATATCTAAATAACCAAAAGACCCCGTTGCGGAAGCATATAAACTTCCAGTAATATAAACATCGTGAGTTGTCGCTAAATAACTTCCGCTATTAGCCCATATACTACTTGCAGCATCTATTCCAGAAGTTCCGCTGCTACCACCCGTTCCCGCAGTTCCGCTACTACCACCAGTTCCAGCCGTACCAGATGTTCCACTTGAACCACCTGTGCCAGATGTTCCTGATGTTCCACTACTACCACCTGTGCCAGATGTTCCTGTTGTGCCGCTACTACCGCCAGTTCCAGCAGTACCGCTACTACCGCCAGTTCCAGCAGTACCGCTTGTTCCACTACTACCTCCAGTGCCAGCAGTTCCGCTACTACCTCCCGTTCCCGCAGTTCCACTTGTACCAGATGTTCCGGTACCACCACCGTTTAATGAATAAGACGCGGTTACGGCGAAAGATGCCGTACCATAGTAATTTGCAGATTTTATTACTCCATTATCATAAACTTCAAATACCGGAACACCCCCAACATCTTTTACGGCGAATAACGAACCTGATAGTCCATCATCAACTTGAAATAAAGTTCCGGCTGAGCCAACAACTTTGAAAACGGTTGAACCTGATTTATATATTTCTACACTTCCAGTAATTTGCACATCATGGGTTGTCGCCAAATAACTTCCCGAATCTTCCCATACTCCAGCACCACCATCGACCCCCGAAGTTCCGCTACTACCTCCGGTTCCTGCAGTTCCACTAGTTCCGCTACTACCACCAGTTCCAGCAGTACCAGAAGTTCCACTACTACCGCCAGTTCCAGCCGTACCGCTTGTTCCGCTACTACCTCCAGTTCCAGCAGTCCCGCTTGTACCACTGCTACCGCCAGTTCCTGCAGTACCACTACTGCCTCCAGTTCCAGCCGTTCCAGAAGTTCCGCTACTACCGCCGGTTCCGGCCGTACCACTAGTCCCATCAGTTCCGCTACTTCCGCCTGTACCTGCGGTACCACTTGTTCCTGAACTGCCACCCGTACCGGCAGTTCCGCTACTGCCTCCAGTTCCTGCAGTTCCACTAGAACCACCAGTTCCCGCAGTTCCGCTTGTACCACTGCTGCCTCCAGTTCCAGCCGTACCGCTTGTACCACTAGTTCCGCTACTTCCTCCAGTCCCTGCCGTACCCGATGTTCCGCTACTTCCACCAGTTCCCGCCGTACCCGATGTTCCGCTAGTTCCAGACGTTGATGTAGAATATGCGAGATATTCTGCTAATGTAAGGTGATAATACTCATTTGATGAACCGCCTTGCAATCCTGCCAAATTATTATGTAATGTTATTAACGGTGTTTCAAAACTAGATGCGTGTGTAGTTCCACCGTGCACAAAATAAACCGTTGTCGTATTGTTTGATTGCCCAAACAGAATTTGACCGATTTTATCTGTACTGTTTATTGTATATGCTCCCCGAGTTTCTGCTATCGATTTTAATGCATAGTTTGTCGTCAATGCAGTTATTGGCTCAGTTACTATACCAAATAATCTTTTCCATATTTGATAAGGGGTCGCACTCTCCGTTACATAAGTCGCCGGAACCGTTATTTTTACTAATGTTGAACTCGTATATTGAGTTATCGGATATAACCCAAAATTAGTTTGGATATAACTACTCCCTGTAATGGACACGGGAGAACCTGTATAACTTGCTGAAAAAGGCAAAGCATCAATTGCATTTACCGTACCAACCGTTCCGCTTCCAGTTATGTTTAATGTTCCAGAACCAGATATTACCTGATATATATTTGAAATTATACGAGATATTCTACCGCCACCCGTAGAAGACACCGACGTATATATATTAAACGCCCACACTCCAGCATCGAGCGACGTTCTTCCCAAAGCCGTATTGTATAAATATGCTTCGCCAAATACTATATTACTAGTACAATTCCAGGAATCTACTGATTCGGTATCCGTTGAAGGCGTTTTTAATAATGTTACAACTTCATTACTGTTATTGTTTCCAGTATCCAAAATAACTGGAGAGTCTATATTGTAAAAATATATACCAACAGACCCACCCTGAACAACCGCAGATTTATTTATCCATATATTTCCATTATATCCTAAAAATTGGTCAATGGTTGGACTTGTTATTGTTACGTCAATTATATCATCAAGTCGCGACGCTTCCCACTTTCTTAGATTGATTTTACCAACCGCCGCATCTTTTACTAAAACTCTGCCCATTCTTACCACATACGCAGGTGAATCCGGTGCAGTTGTTTGTAATTCACCACTTGCGGTACCGACATATAAAATATCGTTTACATTCCACGCAGTAGTATCAAAATCATTTACGTCGCCTCTCGTACAGACATAACCGAGTTGCCCATCTAAAATATCTTCAGTCGCCAATCCGATTGCTCTATAAGATTCTGAACCCGTTGTATTGGCAAGTGCTACAGTTCTATATCCACTGGCGACTCCTGTCACATAAACGCATTTACCGTTCGGAATTGTAACACCTGTATTATTTAATACACGGTCTAATTCTTCAAATCCAACCTGTAACGTAACGTCTTGACTTCCCAAATCAATCGCAAGAGTTTTGTTATTTGAATCGTAGTATATTTGACCGTCGGTATGCGGTAAAGTTCCTGACGTTGTTGTAATAAATCTCAAACCACCGCTTATATTTAACGGTATGGCGACATTTGTACCATTGTCGTATATGCTACTTGATACTAACGTTGTAGCATTGCTAAACTTTGAAACGTAATTAGCGGTTCCACCAAGTATAGTTCCAGCGCCAGAAGTTCCGCTTGTACCACTAGTACCGCTACTGCCACCAGTTCCTGCGGTTCCGCTTGTTCCGCTACTACCCCCAGTTCCAGCAGTTCCACTAGTACCGCTACTACCTCCAGTTCCAGCAGTACCGCTTGAACCACCTGTACCGGCAGTTCCACTAGTACCGCTACTACCTCCAGTTCCAGCAGTACCGCTTGAACCACCGGTTCCCGCAGTTCCACTTGTACCGCTAGTTCCTGAAGTTCCGCTGCTACCTCCAGTTCCAGCAGTACCGCTTGTACCACTACTACCACCCGTTCCAGAAGTTCCACTAGTTCCTGACGCACCAGTTGTTTTATATTTTATTACTTTACTACCACTATCCCAAACCAAAACCATATCCAATCCTTCATCGTTTTCTGGCGAATCCATATATAATGAACTCGCAGAAATCGATCCAAAAACATGAAGTTTAGTAACAGGATTTACGGTTCCGATGCCAACTTGATTTCCTGAAACAAATAACGCAAACTCTCCTTGTCTACCCATAACCACAGTATCATTTTCATAAACTTCAAAAATAGAATCTCCTGATATATTTTTAATGGCGAACAAAGAACCTGATAATTCATCATATACTTCAAATAATGCTCCTTCCGAGCCAACAACTTTGAATACTAATGAACCAGATTTGTAAATTTGCGTACTTCCAGTGATCTGAACATCTTTTGTCGCAATAATATGAGTTCCATCATCATAAATGTCTGATATTCCAATACTAGAACTACTATACCATTTAGTAACATAATTTATAGAACCGGTTCCAGTAACAGAACCAGATGCCGAAGAAAATACCTGATTATCAACATAAGTTTTAATTGCTCTTTCTGTCGGGATTGCCGCATCACTGTTTCCACCTAAAGTTATATCAATAGAAAATTCATCTACGGCGACACCATATAATAATCCCAATGAACCTGTAATTTGCACATCATGAATAGTAGCAATATAACTTCCAGAATCTGTCCATATTCCACTCGCACCATCAATCCCGGAAGTTCCACTTGAACCACCCGTTCCCGCTGTTCCTGACGTTCCGCTACTACCTCCAGTTCCTGCAGTTCCACTAGTACCGCTACTACCTCCAGTTCCAGCTGTTCCGCTTGAACCGCCTGTGCCTGCCGTACCCGAAGTTCCGCTACTACCTCCAGTTCCAGCAGTTCCACTACTACCACCAGTTCCTGCTGTACCTGAAGTTCCGCTACTCCCACCGGTTCCGGCCGTACCGCTCGAACCTCCAGTTCCAGCAGTACCGCTCGAACCACCGGTTCCAGCAGTTCCACTTGTTCCGCTGCTACCACCCGTTCCCGCAGTTCCGCTACTACCACCAGTTCCGGCTGTACCAGATGTTCCGCTACTACCACCCGTTCCAGCAGTTCCGCTACTGCCTCCAGTTCCGGCAGTACCCGATGTTCCGCTACTACCTCCAGTTCCCGCTGTACCGCTACTACCTCCAGTTCCAGCAGTTCCGCTCGTCCCACTTGAACCCCCAGTTCCAGCAGTTCCGCTACTACCGCCAGTTCCAGCAGTTCCGCTTGTTCCACTAGTTCCGCTACTGCCACCAGTTCCCGCGGTACCGCTTGTACCACTACTACCGCCAGTTCCAGCAGTTCCGCTTGTTCCACTAGTTCCGCTACTGCCACCAGTTCCCGCGGTACCGCTTGTACCACTACTACCGCCAGTTCCAGCAGTTCCGCTTGAACCACCGGTTCCAGAAGTCCCACTAGTCCCACTCGCGCCAGAAGTTTTATATTTTATTGCGTTACTACCACTATCCCAAACTAAAAATATATCCAACCCCTCATTATTTGCCGGTAAGTTCATATAAAAAGTACTGGCTGATATATTAGTTCCTATTACATAAGTCCCATCATCATAAAGGTTAGATAATCCGATACTAGATGAACTTTCCCATCTAACAATATACCCATAAGAGCCAGAACCAATAACCGATCCCGATGCTGCAGCAAAAACTTGAGTATCAACATATGTTTTTACCGCTTTTTCTGTAGGCACAACCTCGTCACTGTTTCCACCTAGAGTAGTATCGGTAGAAAACTCATCTACCGAAACTCCGAATTGTAACCCCAACGAACCAGTAATCTGTACGGAATGTGAAGTTGCGATATAACTTCCGCTATCTACCCACATACTAGATGCCGCATCAATTCCAGATGTTCCACTTGAACCACCAGTACCTGCGGTTCCGCTTGTTCCGCTGCTGCCTCCAGTTCCTGCCGTACCGCTTGAACCGCCAGTACCTGCCGTACCGCTAGTTCCACTCGAACCACCGGTTCCCGCAGTTCCGCTTGTTCCGCTACTACCACCCGTTCCAGCAGTTCCGCTACTACCACCAGTTCCCGCAGTTCCACTTGTACCACTTGAACCACCCGTTCCCGCAGTTCCGCTACTTCCCCCAGTTCCAGCAGTTCCACTAGTACCGCTACTACCTCCAGTTCCAGCAGTACCGCTGCTACCTCCGGTTCCTGCAGTTCCACTCGTTCCTGAACTGCCACCCGTTCCAGCAGTTCCGCTTGAACCACCAGTTCCTGCAGTTCCGCTTGTTCCTGAACTACCACCAGTCCCTGCCGTGCCACTTGAACCACCGGTTCCGGCTGTTCCGCTTGTTCCACTCGTTCCTGAAGTTCCACTATAACTTAATGCATAAGATGCGGTTACGGCGTAACTAGAAGTGGCATAAATCGTTCCGGTTGTATACAAACTTCCAGTAATTCGTATGTCGCCCTCGTGAGTAATAGAACCATCCGCACTACCAGTCCAAACTCCACCTGCTCCCAAAGTTTCATCTAATGTACTACCAACGTATTGAAACACATTTACTTTATATGGTCGCGGATAAGAACCACTACCAGGATCGGCGACATGAAGAATACCGGTTTTATAATCAAATATCCAATGTATATTATCGGCTTTATAAATTTGACTTCCACTTGCATCATATAATTCAACTTCATAATCTGCGCCATATTTATCACCTATAAAATTGGCTTGAAACAAACTGGCCGAACCTGCGGCAGTCAAATCTCCGGCAGAAAGAGATGATGTTCCGGGAGTAAATTCGGCGCCAGATACGAAATAAAACGCGTATGTTGGAAAGGTTGGATCCGCCGTCAAAATAAATTGATTGTGAAAAACGGCCACCCCCTGTAATATTGCACTAGCCGAATCAGCGGAAACGGTATCCGTCCAAACTTCTCTATAATTTACATTAAGAGTATCAGCACCAACTTCCTGATAGAAGTTTCGTTGATTAGTAGTAAATTTTTTATTGATAAGAATCTTAAAACTCTTATCGGTCTTATCAATAGCCAATTATTATCTCCTTATACATTAAAAGTCATAGTTAGTTGCGTTATATAATCTGTTGCTGACGCACTTATGTATCTTACGGCGGCGACAAACGGATCCGTGCTAGTTACTTGTTTACCCGCAGGTAACGCCCAGGTAAGAACATTTCCAGACGCACCGCCATCTCTAACTCCATAAATACTTCCCAAATCGTCGCCAACCGCTCGTCCCAAATCGTATGTAGCCGATCCCGATTCGCTTGGTAAATAAAAAACCATTTGTAGAGAACCGGTGCTATTCCATTTGTCTACTATATTTGTTTTTCCAGCAAATCCGGTTTTTACAACTGTTATAGTTCCACCAACATTATTATTTGTTGGCGTAAAAACTCTATAATAATAATTATCATATCCAAAACTTGCATAGTCCGCATGTCTTCCGTCTATCAACCGTTCATTTTGTACCTGAAGCTGACTACTACTTAAACTACTCGTTGGATCCCACGACGATGAATTAATTCCATTATATCTTCTGTATTCGTCGTCAAAATACTCTATTAACGCAGTACCTCTAGTCCCGTATGTGTTTATTGCTTTAGTTCCTATATTAAAATTTGACGTGACATTTGTTTTTAATGTAGTTTTATAAAGCGTTACAGTCCCAGTTCCAACATTATTATACGTGGAACTCAAATTATTAGTTAGTGTTCGCGATTGAGTTACAGTTAAAATGCTACTTGTCAATGGAATCCCGGTATAACTTACGTTTGTCGTACTAAAATATGTACTGGTTATCGCAGATTCTCTAGTCGGATCGTATACTGGCGCGTATAATCCTTGAGCGCTATAATAAACATTCATAATTGTTCCGGCTCCATAATACGAAATTCCACTTAACCACTTAGTTCCCATTGTCGTAATACTTGCCGAAGATACATTTATAAAAGTCGCGGCTGGGAAAGTTGTTGTATCTCCGGCATACCACAATGTATACGGTGTAGTTTCTCCCGCTTCTATTGGCGAAGATACTTTATAAGTAAGAGATCCGGTTTGAGTTATCGCTCCAGAAACTTTAGCCGAAGCAGATACCCAAATACTACCATATATTCCTAAAGTCACTATACTTGCACTATAAGTAGAACCTGTTCCGCTCGTAAATGCGCGATCTCCAATAGATACAAAAGACCCAGTTCCAATTTGTAAAGATGCTGTTACTCCACCGATCAAAACATTTGTCGGAGTATAATCTCTTTTCTTTCCGGCTCTAAATCCACCGGTATTTAATACAAGAGTTGTACTTCCCGCCAATGCGGTAACTGTAGAACCGGATTGATAAGAACCGCTATACCATTGATAATTCAACTCCGCCGCTAATTTCGCCGAAACAACTGATGGACTGGATAGCGACAATGATACCAATAAAGGCGCTTTCGTTGGCGCAATATCCAAAAATGTTTCGGAAATATCATCTATCGCATCAGCCAAATAAGTAGTACTGACAAATGTATCAAAAAATCCATCAGAATATAATCCATCCGTCGGAGTTCCTATGTTTATAGAAACCGCCGTAATGGAACTAGAAACATATAAACTACCAGTGATTTGTGTATCGTTAATAGTTGTGATATAACTTCCGCTATCAGACCATATTCCGCTCGCAGCATCTATTCCAGAAGTTCCACTTGAACCACCGGTTCCAGCAGTTCCGCTAGTACCGCTTGAACCACCTGTACCAGCAGTTCCACTACTACCTCCAGTTCCAGCGGTTCCGCTTGTACCGCTACTTCCCCCAGTTCCAGCAGTTCCACTCGAACCGCCTGTGCCAGCAGTTCCGCTTGTTCCGCTACTTCCTCCAGTTCCAGCAGTTCCGCTTGTACCACTAGTACCCGATGTTCCACTATAACTTAATGCGTAAGATGCTGTAACTGCATAAGATGCCGTACCATAGTAATTTGCGGCGACTATTACTCCATTATCATAAACTTCAAATACGGCATTTCCACTAATATTCCTTATAGAAAATAAAGAACCTGATAATCCATCCGCTATTTCAAATAAAGTTCCGGCCGAACCGACCACCTTGAATACAGATGAACCCGATTTGTATATTGCTAAACTTCCAGTGATTTTTACGTCACCTTCACGGCTAATATATGTAACACTACCTGTCCAATAACTTTCGCCAATACCACCCGAACCACTAACATTTATTGTTATGGCTTCGAGTGCGTCAGCAATAGACATACTTTTATTCAGATATGTATAATAGGTATAACTTCCCCCGGTAGGAATACCGGTTTGAATATCGCTACCACTAAGGTTTAATTGTTTATATTCTGTTTTGCCCATTTATTTATCTCGTAATTAACTGTCGAATTTCCCCCAAATAATTACTTCATCTGTACTGTCCAAAGAATACCCCAAACTTCCGGTGTCTACTGTCACAATAAAATTTGCTCCGTTTTGTTGTATTGCAAATGCATCATATTCCATATATTGACTGTTAACAAATATCAAGAAATCATTTTTACTTGTCGCCGTATATCCAACTGGCGCAGACGCAGTATAAACAGCCGGAAAAGTCACTACGTCATTAACAATTGTAGCGCTTGATAAAGTTAAACTAGAATATGAATACATTTTTCTCAAATATGTTATAACTACTTCCAAAGTAGCGATTTGCTGATCAATATAATTCATAATTGATATATTTGCGCCACCGACCGGTTGAGTTGTTCCAGTAACAGTTATTCTTTTTATTGTCGGATCTTGTGAAGTCAAAGACAATATATCAATATCGGTCTCGTTATCTATTATTATTTGTTGGCGACTAAATCCCTTTTGAGTATTCACTAAATCATTAAAGTATTCTGGAATTAAAAATCCGCGAATAGATAATGTAAAATTGCTCCTCACCAATCTTCCGCGAGACGTATCAACTTCTACTGTCTGATCAAAACTATCTATACTTGCTTTAAACTTGAATCTTTTTTGGTCTCCCCAGTACAATCCTTCACTAAATTGTATAGGTTCAATTATTTTATTCATCTGGCTAACAAACGATGTCCAGATAACACATTCGTATGTTATGATAACATAATCAGGAACTACTACATTATATATCTCATACGCCGGTTTCAAATTATTTAACCTGGAAAATCTATCGTATCTATTTTTCGCCGACCATTTTTGCGGAAATGTGTGAACCAGATTCCTGTCTATGTGATTCATCGGCATATCCTGGTCTTTCGATATATTATTTTTGCGAAACATAATAATTGGCGCAATAATTTGCCCCTTTTGGTCGCGAATAAATCCCTGCTGTTGAACCGAACTCCAAAATTCCGAATTTCCATATATAATCGGGACATCTATCACCAAATCATTTTCTATAACTTTTGGCTGAATAACATTCTTAAAATAAAAAAGGATTGCTTCGTCTATATCTTGCAATTCTATTGATATATTCTTAAATGTATCGTCGCTTCTTTTTATCTGTTGGGCACGGTTTTCCCTATTTGGAATATCAGCAAATCTGTTGCTACCATCATATTTTTCGCGTCTAGTTCGAGGCAGTGGCTTTTGCCTTTTTGGCATGCTATCTATTGCCATCAAATTTTCTCCAAATTATATTCTTTCATTGTTAGTGGCAACTCTTACGTTTTCGATTTGAAGTACATCACGGCGAGTCATATTGGCCGTACATACTATGCTAAAGTTTTTATACCACGAACCGCCGATAAGTTGGTTCTCAACCACGGAATTTATCTCATAATATGCTTCATCCCACTCTATTATGTCGCCGATTTCCGGATAAAATCCCTTATCACCAATCATCCCGCGATGGAAGGCGACAGTTATAGTACGGTTAACATCGGGGCCAAATCCTTCACTCGATTCAGTAGTCTGCGGTTCTCTTCTGATCAGACATCCAATCTGAATTCCGCGAGTATATGTTTTACTAGTTGATTCGCCGTATATGTTTGCGCCGCTCTCAACATGCACTTTATACGCTATAACAGGCGTCTGAATCACGCGATTCAGAAGCTCGTCGTTTATGCTATTGAACATTCGCAAATCTCGGGGGCGATTAAATAGCGGATTGACCATTCAGAATTTCTCCAAAATTATCCAATATAAATTTTTAACGGAACCCTCTTCAGAACATTTTCTATGGCTTCATTTTCAGTTACCATTCTTTCGTACTGGCGAGTTCGGCTTGCTTCTTCTAGCGTTTCTCTTAATTGAGTAATTAACACTTCCTTTTCGGCTTGCGATTCATTTCTTAAAGTTTCGCCGTCCAAAGTTATTTCGGCATCTGGAATTGGGATTTGTTGATATTTTGAACGAACCAATCCTAACGTTTCTTTAGCACAGGCCAATCCGTATTTTCGTATCCACTGGATTCCGGTCTCGTTGATTTTTGAGTATTCCAGAAAATTATATTGTATATTAGAAAAATCGGATTGTATGTTGCTGGTAGTAGATGATAATGTTTGCGCTAACGTAGAACCGCTATTCGGTTGAATCATCGCATTATCTCTTTCTTCCACTACAATATATTGAATCCATAACTTAAAATCTGCGCTTGGGCGAGGAAAAATTCTTAACTTATTATTTATTATTTCAAACGAATATGCTGAACGGCGAATCTGATCATTCAATTCTACCGCCTGAACTCTTAACAAATCTTCATAAATCGGAAATAGAACGTATTCAATAGCGGGAGTCCACCCGGCCCATCCAAACTCGCCCATTAAATTATTTCTTGCCAAACCGGTTTCAACAAATGGGTCGTAGTATCTTGAAACTGCCGGGCGACCATAATGATGAATTCGTTTAACTTCTATTGGTTTATCTACTCCGATATTTACCGATGCCCATGCATCCAAATCATAATCTTGCTCGTTGGCGTGAATATCAATGCTAGCAGAATGCCAGGTAACGTTTCCTCCTGCACCAACTTCCGCTGCATACGTATGCGCAACTCGTATAACCTGGTTTAACCCTATTCCCAATAAATTTCGCTGATTTAATTTTATATTGGTGGACATTCCTTTCGCATTCAACAGATTTTCGCGAATTAAAAATTGATTTATCTGTAATGTATAGTCGCCAATCGCTTCTTCATAACACGCATAAAGAGAACCAGATGTTAATTCAATTTCTACAATTGGGTATCCAAGTCTTCTAGTGGCCCATTTTGCAAACTTTGGGGCATCATTTTGAAAGCGAGAATCACTATCATATATTCCATACGGGGTACTTCCAGATACAGGACCTGGATTATCATCCCATATAAGAGTTTCTTCAAACATTGCCATAATATTTCTCCAATAGTTATCAAGTTTGAATTACTGCGCCCTAAAGAAGGACATAGCTTTTCTTTTAACTACAAGTATAAATATAGATATACCTGGTTTTATACTAAAAAATAACTTGACTTTAATAAAATAATTTGTTATATTTAGTATAGTAAGTGGAGAAATGAAATGTTGAACGAAAAGATGAGCTGGAGAATGAAATTTCTTCTGGCGAAAAACAAATACCTATTCGACAGAGAAGTCGAAGAAGAAATTAAAAGAAGGAATGAAAAAATTCACGCGATAAAAACACTGCTGATGTGTAATAAACTAATCACCGATAAACCGACCAACATATTTAGGTTTTAATATAATAAAAAAACCCCACTCAAAGTGGGGTTTTGTTTTTTAATATTTTTTTTCGTACTTAAAATTGCCGCTATCCCAAATCCTATCATAATCGTTCAGTTGCATATTTTGCCATTCGGTCAATGATGAATCATATTTCTCAACCTTTTCGCGTAAAACATTTTTACGAAATCCGAATCTATGAAATCGTTGACCATCTTTAATGTACCAATAATTAGGAGTTCCATCGGATACTCTATTAAAACCGAGTTTATCATATAAATTGTTCTGATTATATGTCCATCTTCTATCCGCGTAACTGATTATTTTATTCGGATTATATTTTTTAATAAAATATGTTAATAATTTATTCGCCAACCCCGACGAAGAAACCGATGATGCAAAACGAATCAATTCATATTCATCATTTTTAGATATATTTCCAGTAGATATTCGTAATCCACCAAAAGTCATTACGGCAACTAATTCGTTTTCATAAAATGCGCCTAATTTGGTATGGCTTTTATCCTCGCCTTGAATATGATATTGGTTGAGAAAATTATTCTTCTCCATATTGGTAATTTCTTTTATCGTAGTCTCTCTGGCGAAAATTGTTCTATCACTCAATCCTAATATATGTTTTAATCGTGATTTCACTATATTTTGTTTGTATAACCACTCGTCCTCAAATATCTGAATCAAACGAATATTTTGATTTTCGCATTCAAGAGTCTTATTTAGATGGTATTTTTTATCTTTGTTTCCACCGATTTCAGAATGCCAAAAAAGACCATTAAACTCTATAGCGACATTTTTATCAGGAATAAAAATATCCAATTCTCTTCCGCTAGATAATATAAATCGGTTGTTTTCAATAATTTTACCTGTATAAATACTTTTTAGATATTCAACTATTTCTTTTTCTGCATCGGAATAGTATTTAGTTAATGGATAACATCGAATACACCGCGGTATTTTACCACTATACAAAGTATCTGTAAACTCATTGTTGCATTTAATACATTGGAACTTATATTTCTTTTTTCTACTTTTACTTCCATCATATTCATCTTTTGTAAATAATGGTTTTACTAATCCCTTTAATCTTTCTGAATTAAATAATCTATCATACATTAAAGAAAAAATGGTTTTTCTTTTTTCTTCTTTCACACTTTCCAATTGAGATATATTCGTAACATTGTTTCTTTTGAGAAAGTTTTTATATTTTTCGGACTTAAATCCTATTATCCCTTTAGACGATAATTCTTTTGTTCTTTTAATGGTAGCAGGATGGCAAGCCGAGCCATATTTTTCAATCATTGTTTCTCTGAATTTATTTCTATTATTATATGTTTCGTCGCCGTACTTTTCCAATTTTGTTTGTTTATTTTTTTCCGAATTATTATAGGTTTCATTTCCATATTTTTTTAATAATGTTTTTTTCGTATTCGCGATCATATTATTATATGCGCCTATTTTTCTTTTTTCTCTTATTTTTTCCTTTACGCTTTTTAACTGGGATTGATGAATGACGCCATATCGTTTCATCAAAGTCTTTTTAGCTTTTTCTGCTCTCAACTTTCCAACATCATTCGCGGCACACTGATTAGAACAATATATTTTTTTATTATTTTTTCCAACCACTATCTCTTTTTCACAGTGTTTGCATTTTATTGTTTTGATAACAGAAGAATGATAACATTCTCGGCTACAAAACTTTTTAGTTTTTTCTATTTTCTTTCCGCAATTTTCACAATTCATAATGTAATCCTTTCTTATAATACACCATACATCATATAGTATAATATACGAAAGAAAATAAAAAAAGTTCCCCGAAGGGAACTTTTTATTTGTAAATTATTTAGAACGGGTCAATTATTCAGGAAATGTGGCACCAGTCGGTAAAATGTTAAAATCAATCAGAATAAACTCTGCGGTCTTGGTAGGTTGTAAGTATATCTGACCATATAATTGATTTTTATCAATTATGTCGGGAGTATTATTCGTTTCGTCCATAATTACCTTGAAGGCATACAGCCCAGCTCGATTCTGCACACTTTCCAGATACGGATTAACAATGTTGATGAAACGATTTCTCGTTGCCGTCACATTTTGTTCAAAGACTAAGTAGCGAGTTGAAGACGCAATATATTTCTTCACCGCAATTAACAGCCTTCTTACGTTAATCCTATCAAGAGCCGATGCTTTTGCTTGAAGTGTTTTTTGACCCCACGCAACAACACCCTGTCCTGGGAAATATGCAATAGGATTGATTCTATTGTTATACAACGAATCGCGATCCGTCTGATTTAATTTTGTATAGACATCAGTTGCGGAAGAAATTCCACCACGATTCAGACCCGCAGGAGCGAACCATTCTTGAGCGACTTTATCGTTGAATGAAAAAACACCGCACATGACAGCTGAAGGTGGTAGCCAGAACGGTTTGCTTGTACTTGGATCGAGTATTTTAACCCACGGATAATAGACACCAACATAATTAGTATCTAGTGTATTCGCCGTAGTTATTGCAGACGCGATAGTAGTGTCTATTCCGCACAAATCCATAATATAGAAGCAATCACCACGTTCTTCGCAGATATTTATTGCGTACTTCGTGACATAAGAATGATATTGATGAATAATACCTGGCAGGACTATTAAATTAATATCAACTTCGTCCGGATTGGCAACTATATCCAATGCTCTTTTATATCCCGTACTTCCAGTCGCAACGGAGTTCGAACAATCATACCCCTGTGTATTGGTTGCAGAAATCGATGTACCCTGAGCATTCGCCGTTCTCGGATCCATACCATCGGCTCCTCCCTGGAATCCAAACATAAATTTTCTTGTTGGAAATAATGCTCTAATTGCGGCACTCGAAGTGAAATCGATATATGTGTCTAGATGGAAAGCTTGATTGCTACCAGTAGAAGACGGCGAACCGGTTTGTAATCCTAAATTAGTAAAATATTGTCTTGAATCTTCAGAATCGAAATTAACTCCACGATATGCTCTAGTACTTGTTTCGCCACTAATCAATTGAGAACGTGCGTAACTCATCGTTGGATAAGTTGATGCGGTAATAAGAGCCGTTATTATAGGAACGGTGTATCCGACAAATCCCATCGGAACGGCACTTTTTGGAAATGCGTCACCGGCCATCTCTACTCGAACATAAGATGATTTGTTATTCCAATCACCGGTATAAACCAATCTAGTTTCTCCGGCAACAGTCTTATATTCAGAATGTTTGTCGCCCATAAGTCTTGGCAAATAATTTATACTGGTCGGGTCTAATGTAGCATTAGCAAAAGATTCCAATACTTCGGGTCTAGAGTCGGTGTCAGAATACCTTCTTACCACGACACTAAACTTTCCATAATCAGAACTAGGAACTTCGTCGTCGGCAGTAATATCAAATATACCAACTTTTACGTCCGTGTTGGCATTTTTTCCATGCGCCAATGTATGGAATCTAAATAAATTATAATAAACCGTAGTGGTAGAATTAGGCCCCATATTCTGTGATATTACCCACGGCGTTTTAGCACTCGCGTATCCTTCACCATCTCCTGCAAATGTTGCAACAACGGAATTTGACCATTGCGCAACAATTGGTAAAAGCCCATCAGTAGAAGCTGATGCTATACTTCTACTCTGTTGAGTTGAAAAATTTAAAATAACTTCTACCGGAACGGTTGATTGACCAGAAAATACTTTGGTAATATAATTTTGACGAGCTGAATTGAATGACGCAGTATACGCAACACTATTAACCAAAAAATGCGCCTCGTCAACACTACTTGACAGCATCGTAAATGTACTCAATGTTGAATCACTTCCACTCGCTCCAAGAACCGCTAAAATTGTGCTTGGATACGCACCCACCGTATTGGTTTCTACGGCGACAAATCTCCTATTCCAGCTTGACATCCCCAAAACTCTAATAACAGTTACCGTTCCTGCGCTCTTCAAATATTCCTGAACGGCATAATTTGTATAATAATTTGAAGTTCCAAATTTAGTCATAAACTCATTTTGAGACCCAATCGTAATAGGAACGAACGCAGGCCCTTTTTCTGTCGGCCCCACTATTGTCGCTCCTATTGCAGAAATACCCTGCGCAAGGTATGTCAGGTCCTTTTCGTAAGTAAATACGCCAGGCGATACAATTTTCTCAGACATAAAATTTCTCCTAATTAATATATTTTACAACGTTGTAAGTAAAAATAAAAAAATTACATATATAAATATAATAAAAATTCCGAAAAGAATATTTTTCAAATAAAAAGAATTATTTTATTAGGATACTGTTGGTAAGGGAGTAAATGTACCGTCCTCTAAATTAATATTTCCGTTACCGTATTTTGTCCTTAGTTCTGTCGCCAGTTTATTTTCTTCTTCTCTCAATCCCTTATATTTTAACTCTATTTCTCCAGATAATTTTTCCAATTGATTAATTGTTTCCTGAACGTCCATAATTTGAAATGTAATTTGACCTTTTTGAAATGCTAGATTTCTATAAACGTCTCTAAGACCGGTTATCTTCTGAATATCTTCTTGTAAAACTTTAACGGATTCTGGCATAATTCATACTCCTTTTGTTAGTAATTTAAATAAGTTTTCATATATATAAATATTAAAATTTAATCCAAACTCTCGCACAGCGATGTCCCGAGACATGGTTTTTGGCGAAATTATTTCTTCAATTATCTTATCTATTTTTTCATTTTCGCCAACTTCTTTATAATCGCGAGTCGTATAATTATCTTTTCTCAATTTTTCAACATTATTTTCAGTAACCCACCCAGCAAATCCCGTTTTAAATAATAAAACCGGAAGGCCACATAAAACCATTTCCATCATTGAACGTCCGACACCGATTCCCAATTCGTGCCTATTTATTATACTTAATTTTTTATTTTCGGTGTATTCGCCTAAAAAATTTATATTTTTACTTTTTATTGATCGTTCAACTTCTTTTTTATCTTCTTTATCTATATAACCAACTATGTTTAAATGATATTCTTTCAGCTTAGGCATTGCTTTAACTAAAGGTATAAGTGTTTTAAAATTTGCCTTTTCAACTCTACCTAAATATAAAATAGATTTTTTTATTTTTTTCGCCTTGGTCTTTTTATAAAAATTTTCATCCACGCAATTTGGTAAAATAAAAATTTTACTCATATCAAACGGGTAACCACTATTAATAAATTGTTGTCTTTGGTATTCACTGTTTACAGTAAAAATAGGAATTTCTTTTTCTAACAAATACCACGACTCGTATAATAATTTGGAATCCAACCGTATCGTATTAAAATTATGAACGTGTCTAACCACTGGCGAAAAAATATCATAATTATCATATTTCTGAAAAAGTTGATTTGTAAAAACTATGTCGCAATCACTATATAGTTTTAATAGTTTTTCCAACCCATTTAAATCAGTAGAAATTCCCCCATCATAAACGGTATGACCAACCCCCTTTAAAACCGTTGATAAATCTTTAATATATGTAAAAACCCCATCTCGGCGAAATTCATAATTTTTCTTTTTTATTATTGGTATCATTAAAATTTTCATAGATAACCGTTATATTTTATCCGATTTTTATTTTTTATCAATCGAAGGCACCTTCCGGCCCCATACGAGCTATGTCCCAACTAGCAACTTCCAGTGCTCTCATTACCTTTCGGTATACTACCAGTAAGTCTAAAAGTTCCTTTGCCTCCTTAAAAGTTTTGGCGAAATAAAAATTAAACCTATCATATAAATAAGTATCATTATTTATTTCTATTATATAATATATTTTATCCGTACTACTAAATAAAAGTTTCCCCGGAACATTTTTTATATTCTTCGTATCAGTTTTGCATTTACGACTATCCATAAAATTACTAATAAGTTTTACTGCTTTTTCAGCATCTTCTTTTGTTTTTATTATTTTAACGTTCACTTTTGGAAGAGGCTTTATATTATTCGGAGGCATTATCTTAAAATATTCTTCATAGTTTTTTCCGTAATCTCTGGCGTTAATATACTGTTTTCCTTTGGTATAAACGTCGCCAAAAACTTTCTTGAACTCGGCGACGATCTTATCAAAGTTTTTTATACCATCCCATCGATCTATTACGACTATTCCGTGCCCTATGTTTATTTTTGTTTCGTCTTCCAACTCAACATCTAATCTATCATTTTTAATTTTCTTTTTAGGTAATGAAATACCAATTATGCGCCCGATAAGAGAATAAATGTTTTTAATATCTTGGTCGGAGAATTGTTCAGTAATCAATCTTTTTAGTTTAATCATTCTATCACCTTATAAAATTAAAAAAGACACCATCTTCATGATGTCTTTTATATTATTTAACGTTTCTCAACCATAATAATCTTATGGAGTAAAATAAGAAACTAATCTAAACACATATTGACCGGTACTTCCAGTTTGAGCATATCTCAACCTCATATATGTAGTATACAAATCCTGAGTAAAAGATATTCCTGTACCATCATACACGGCAGTTGCGCTTCCAGTATAGTCGGCTGACGTGGTAACAGGTGATTGCTGAATCCAGAGAGTTCCATTGGAGCCCAAACCTCCTGGCGCCGCACGAGAAAGAAGAAATTGCGTACTACCCGATTGAAATCCTATCCCATCACCCGCCGAACTTGAAGGAATTGCGTAAAAATCAAAAACGTTGGTGTCATTTGTAACTGTCATAAAAGTACCAACAACGGAATTGTTAATTTCCTGTCTCAGATATACGCAACTTCCACTTAAAACAGTTCCGAGAGGAAAATAATAAATTCTATTAGGTATGTCCGGAGGAAGAGAACTTCCATTGGAAAGGTCGACTTGTGTACTACCCGATTGAAATCCGACATTATTATATTGAGATCCGGAAAGAGTGGCGTACAGATATAAAATATTCGTAGTTGCGGAAGAGGTAAGAAACCCATTTACCGACGAATTATTAATTTCGTTTTTCAAATTATTGACTGTGGTGTTTAGTAAAAAATCCAATCCCATCGGAAAATAAAAAACATTGTTGGCATCGGAAGGTACAACACCACCCCGTGCAAATGAACTTTGTGTACTTCCTGATTGAAATGATATATTATTTGCACTATTGGCTTTAGTCCACAAAAGTAGTGTAGCCGAATTCAGAGACGCCGTAATAGACGAACTAATAGATGAATTATTTATTTCATCTTTTAAATTTATTACACTATTTGCTAAACTAGAACCGGTTGAAAAATAAAATATTCGATTACTCCAATCATCGGATGGAATAGTTCTACCACCCGTAAACGAAACTTGTGTACTTCCTGATTGAAATACTATAAGATTTCCAGTTGAACTGGCATCTTTAGCCCACAAAAGTAGCGTAGCCGAATCCAGAGAAGCTGTGACGGATGAACTAATGGATGAATTATTAATTTCATCTTTTAAATTTATTACGCTATTTGCCAGACTGGAACCGGTTGGAAAATAAAATATTTTACTGACCCAATTATCGGCCGGAACAGGTGCAATTGACGCCGAATAAGTATATTTCGTAGTCCCATCAGACGCAGTAATATAAAATTTGTCCGCATTACTACTTGTTGTTATAGCTATTGCTAAAGATGCCGTAGAATTCCAAGACGAGGAATAAATATAAATCAAAGAATCAGATCCCGTGATAGCAAATTTATCGTCAGAATTACACGCTGTTATACCTTGTACTAACGATGCGGTTGCTCCCCACGATGCAGAATACGTATAAATTATAGAAGTCGAACCAGTAATATAAAATTGGTCTCCAATACTACATGAAGTTATAGTCATGCTCGTAGATGAGGTAATATTTCCAGACGCCGAAAATGTATAAATTGTGCTGTCAGAACCAGTAATATAAAAACTATCCCCGAGAGACATTGAAGTTATTGTTACTCCGTGCAAAGATGATGTAGCGTACGATCCACCCGAGACATAACAAGTTCCTACTACTTTAGCAAAATCCGATGCGTCAATCCATTCCGATGAGAATACGCCTCCAGATGTTAAAGGAAATGATGTTCCTGGGCCTCTTGTTTTAGCACTAAATGAAAATGCTTTTATTGCCGCAGTTATGTTTTTTTCGCCCAATGCCATTATTGTTCTCCCATTAAAATGTGTTTATTCTTATATATAAATATAAATATAATAATTTTATCTATATCATTCTATTTTTTTATCTTTTCTTTCAATACAAAACACTCTTAACAAAAATCAGTTTTGGATTTTTATGTTTAATTTTCGCCACATAATCGTCTATATACGGCATCAACTTATCGATATACTCGTCGCCAACCGAATCACTCAAATAAAACCTATTAGTATCTCCGTATCTCATCCACGGTATGTATCCTTTTTTAACGGCGAAAAACACTCCTTTATGAGTATCAAACCCAGAAATCTTAAAGTATTTATGCGCTAATTCATAATGGTTGGGTATATTGGAGTCCACAATATAAAGGTCGCCGTTTGGAAAACTCAATCCGCGAGTTTCTTTCGGTAAAAAAGATATTTTTGTCGGATTTTTGTATACCCCGACATCCGCCTGTTCATATGTTGAGTATAAATACCCATCCAATTCTTCACTTAATATTTTTTTTAATCTGATCACTTCATCACTCCATCATATGCACGTTTCACAATCGCGAGCGCTTCTTTTTTCGTTATGTTCGGATTCTCAAACCACGCCGTTTCTACCTGTTTTAATAATTGACCGATTATCGGTCCTGGTTTATTTATTTTCAAGTATTTCATCACATCGTTTCCGTCTATCGGCAATTTCGGTTTCGTCGGTTCTTTTTCCAGTGATTTTAACCGATCTTTTATCTTTGAAACCTGGAGAGGCATATTATATTCTTCTGCGTGCGCAATATTGTCGGCAGCAATAAGATCAAGTGTTGTGCGTAAATGGTCGCCCAATTCCGCTTTTAACTTTCGTATTGCCTTATCAGTAACCAGTTCGGCTTCTTTTCCAAATCCTTTTGTGCGCATATGGTTTCGTACAGTTGTTACTACCGCTTTTATTATGTCGTTTGGATAGCGTAATCTTTGTAAAATCTTTTCGGTCATATCAGCAGAAATTTCTTCGTGCTCCCAGAAAGTTATTTCGCCGTTAATAACTTTTTTTGCCGTTGCCTTGCCTATATCGTGAAACAGAGCCGACAGACGAGTTATCAGTTCAGGCGGAGTATTTTTCAGCACTTCCAGAGTGTGGCGCATCGCATCCACTTTGTGAAATTTATTTTGTTCCAAACCGCGCAAGCCGTCCAACTCCGCGGCGACATACTTATTCAGTCCAGTTATTTGCAGAAGGCGAATTGCTTTATCGGGATATTGAGTAACTAACATTTTACTGATCTCATCCCGTATTCTTTCTTCTGAAATAGTTTTCAGCATATGCGCATTCCTTTTTAATGCTTTTATCATAAACATCGGTAGTTGCCAGTTATATTTTACAGTAAAACGTATCGCTCGAAGCATTCGTAGCGGATCATCGCGAAAAATAATGTCTGGATCGAGCGGTGTGCGAACGATTCCCTTCTTTATATCACTTTTGCCCATTCCCGTAAGGTCAAGTATTTCGCCAGTAGTTAAATCTTTTAATAAGCTATTTACAGTAAAATCCCGACGTTCCACATCGTCTTTGAGTGTGCCTGGGGCGACATCCGGCTTTCGGCTACCAAAGTGATATTGTTCTTTGCGCGTCATAACTACTTCCACAGAAATATCTGATAAATCGTAACCGCGATGTTTTATTCCGTTTAGTTTTAATGCGGCAGTTCCGAATGTCGGAAATATTACTGGATTGCTATCTTTTTTGTAGATTCCGAGTTCTTTTGTTAGCCACTCAGCAAACTGTATTCCACCTTGCGGAAGCTCCACGACCAAATCCAGATCTTTTATATCCAGACCGAGTAATTCATCGCGAACCGCGCCACCTGCTAAAAAAACTTTTCCGCGAAACTTTGATTTCTTAATCAGCCCGGAAATCAAATCTAATGCGGCGCTTTCCTTAGCGCCTTCTAATAATAGTTGTTTTAGTTTAATCATATATGCTCTTCACTATAAAATTATATTGCGGATTTTTTGCGTTTGTTTTTTTCGCGTATTTTTTTATTGCGGAAATTACTTCATGCGCATCAAACGGATACATCCCCAACACATACGATTCGCCTAAATAAAAATCTTTGGAATTTCCTTTTCTCGCCCATGAAATGTATCCGCGTTCGGTAATCTTGGCTAATCCATCGGTGCCGTAACTTTCCGGTATTTTATATCCTTTTTTTTGTAAAAATGCGGCAATATCGTTATGCATTACATCATTACTATCAATCACAAATAAGTTACCGTCCGGATCGCTTATTGCTCGTAAATTATCTTCCATACGAGATATTGATATCGGATTTTTAAACACTTCATATCCTCTAATTCTACCGATAAGATCTTCTTTTAATAAATTTTTAAGTTTTATCATTTTACTTTATTTTAATATATACCGCTTCGCCCATCCTATTAACATTTAATGTCGCAAACCCATTTTTTACTAACCATATTAACTGATGTGATATATCCCTTCCAATAAAATATACCAAAATCCATACCGGAATATATTTGAACGGAGACTCAGAACCCAAAACATACTTATAAATATTTTTAATATCCCTTAATTCTTCTTGTGTCGGTTCTGTACCGGACGTTATCCTTGTATTTCTCGGTATATTAGGTAATCTCTCATCTTCGCCTCGTAATGGAAACTGATATGCTTTTTTATTTCCATAATTAATCAAACGAGAATTCTCCTTTTGGAATTTGGTTTTGGGTTTATGTCTTTTACTATATTCTTCGCAATCAGAATAAAAATCTTCTCTTATTAATCTTTTAAGTTTAATCATGTTTTAATTTTCTCTTTAAAAAGAATTTATAATCATTTATCAATTTCCAAGTTCCTTTAATCGGCGAAGAACCCGTGGATTCCCACTTAAAGTGCATCAACCTATCAACTACCCCGTCAGATTTTTGCCCTTCACTTTTATAATCATTATACGCCTTATCCATCTGAGTTGCATAATTTAAAATCACATTTTCGCCTACCCCGCGACCTTGAGTATTTTTTCTCCACACATCGCGCTCAATTGCCAGATTGACATCTATATCCAAATATATGACGGTATTGTTAAATTTATTTTGCTTAGTTCTAACTAATTTTTGTATAATACTATTGGAATGTGTCGCAGTCGTATCAATAACTAAAAGATTACCCGCTTCCACAATTTTTGTATCAAACATTTTTGTTGTTAAAGATTGCGCCGCATCTCGTATATCAAAATAAGTTGAATAAAACCCTTTATAAAAAGTTTTATAAAAATATCTCAATCCTTTATTTTTATTGTTTTCCCACCACTCATACGTTATAGGCATCCTAACTTCGGTATCATTATTATTTATGTATTTGGAATCGTTTATAAATTTATTCAAATCTTCGTTGGATTTTATATTATCAGTCATCCAATTATATTGATTTTTGGCGTGTTGATATTGCGCAGCGATAACTTGAATATCAGATGCGCTTACCTTATATCCAGCAAAACTTGAAATATATCTTTGCACTTCGTTGTTGATAAAAGTAGATTTTCCGGCAGCGGGTAGCCCCATAAGAACGACGCATTGTTTCATCAAATCTTCTTTAAATTCAAAGTATATCTTTTTAAGTTTTATCATATTTTCATTCTTTTTTTAATTTGGTCGCCAGAAGTTTTTTCAAATTCATCGAGCGACACTTTCCAATGAATCTTAAAATATTTTTTAACTAAATCCGCGGCGCGGAAAAAATGATATTTTCTAAGCAGGAGATACCCACCATAATCCGCTTCTTTTTCTTGACGCGATTGCCAAGTAATATTGTGTTTAAGTAAATGATGCGCTATTTCATGCGCTTCAATAAATCTAATAGTATCTTCTGATGTATTATCAAGCTCTTCGCCATCAACTATTATAATCGGCTTATCAGGAAGAGTTGCAGCAATATCCTTATCACCGATAAAACTTTTTAATTCTTCATATTTCGGATGCGCCTTGAAAACGACAACTATATTATATCGTTTATCTATTTGCCCGTTAAATGAAACTATATCTTTAGTTTCTTCTTTTATCATATTTTTAAGTTTTATCATCGTATCGACTCAAGAATAAAATTGTATTGCGGATTTTTTGCTTTAACCTTTTTTGCATATTTTTTATATAAGGCATAAGTTTTTTGCTAGTAAAATATGGTAAATCTTCTCTATCAAGTTCTACGGATTCTGATAAAAAAACGAATTGGCTCTACCGTTTCTTTGCCATGGAATATACCCCCGCTTAATTTGTTCCGCTAATTCTCCTAGCGTATTTCCAACGGGAGTTGAATATCCGTGTTTATTTAACCAGTTCGCAAAATGGGTGTGAATCACATCCCAGTTATCATCTATCACGAATAAGTCGCCGTTGGGAAAACTTATTGCGCGTAAATCTTCCACCATTCTGGATATTGATTTCGGGTTCTTAAATATTTGGTTTCTGCCCGGATCCGTTCCGTAATATCCAATAAGTTCTTCTTTTAATAAATCTTTTAGTTTTATCATTTTATTCGCCAGTATGATTTATCAACGCTAAAATTCTTTTTCGCCAGCTAATTAGTTTGTCTTTATATTTTCTTTTCAATGGTTCTTCAAATTCTTCTTGTCCGGGATCATCAACTTCTACGGAAAAAGATTCCGGCATCTGAAATCCTTGCGGCGCATCTCGCATAGTATTTGACGATTCGTTTATTAAATTTTTTAATTTGATGGTATTGTCGCCCAAACCTTTACGAGTTCTAAAACGAGTTGCGACAGGTAATTCACCGGATTTCGCACCCGGAACTTTATGACGAGAACCTGCGCCGTAAGGAACTGCAACACTTTTCTTTTTCATCGGCGACAACATATGTTGTATTTCCTTTCCAACTTGTTTTTCGCTTCCGATATATTCGTCTACTGGAATGAACTTAATTTTGCCACCCGCTTTTGCAACCGTTGTAGCATTCCAGGCCACCCACCCCGCAGCTTCTGGAGAATCATACCCGAATAAAGTTTCCGGTGCTTCATACTTTCCTTTTTTATCAATCACTTCAATTTTCCAATCTTTAAGATTTCCCATCGGGGTACCGAGTTTTTTAATATCTCTCATAACTTTCTGCAATTCATATTTTGGCGGGTATTCCCAGAAAGAAATAACTTTTCTTCTCAACCATACTCTTCCAGGATATTTATACATATTCCGGCTCCATTCGTGGTCGGATAAATAATTATCCATCGGCAATCTTTTTTCTGGTGGGATGCTCCAATGAAGAGTGGTATGATTTCCTTTGCGTTCAATATACATTTTTCCGTTATAATAACCGAAAACATATGAATCATCGTCATTCCACGACAGATTTTCCATGTATTCAAACTCATCTTTAACCGCCGGCATATAGGCGTTATCAGGATTTTCTAGCAGTAATTTTTTTAATCTCATTTATTTTATTGCCCGATTTTCAGTTCAGTTAAAAATGCTTTCAATAATCTCAGATCTTCTTTACCTTCAAATGGCTGGGAAACCGCATTTCGTTCTTTGTCCGCAATCCATCCGTACTCAGCCGTAAAAGAAGCACACATGGAGACATAAACTACTTTATTTTTTTCGCCTTCATATGTTTCTTTGGTTAAATCTAAAACATATTTTTTATTATCATCAGATTTCCATTTCCATTGCGCAAGAAGTTTGGTTACTCCCTCTATAAATGATCTTTGAAATGACTTCGCAAAAGTCAATTCATTATTTGCGAAGGGCAAAGTTTTTCCTTTATGAATGTGATTTCTTTTTAATATCGCGGCTTCGGATAATTTCTTTCCCTCGGTTAAAAATTGCTTCCATTTGTTGTCTTTCATTTTTTATTCTCCCTGTATTTATATTCTGCGCGTGTCGCAAGTTCATGCGCCTTTTCGTATTCATATTTTTTATTTTTCATCAAATATCTTTCAACATATTCGTGAACCATCACCGCGCCATACTCGTCAGGTGCTATCGTATTGTCTATCCAGATAGTATTCCCTGGAATATATTTATACACTAAGTCGTGACCACCTTGGCTAAAATCATCGTCTTTCAGATTTCTTACGGCGAAACCGTTTACCAACATTACCGTCGTTTCGTTAATAGCCCCGATATTTTTTATTAAAATATCAGTTTCAGTAAACGTATTATATTTTTCGCGGATTTTTTTCTCAAACATTTTCGCCTTAACGTAGGCGACATTTTCGTTATATTGTTTTTTCTGCAATCGTAAATAAACTATTGCGCATTTTATCGCCGCACGTTTTTCATTTTTATCAATCTCTTCCGCAATCCATATTTCGTCTTTTGGGATTTCTCTGAATCCCGAATAATTATTCTCAGAACTATAAACTCCAAAATCCAGAAAATCTGGTAGGCGACATCCTTTACGATAATCGTCTAAACTTACTGACTTTCTAATCTCCGAGCCATTTACTAAGCAAACTTTATATTCATCTATTTTTCCGATATATTTTTTATCTGGATTTTTTATCATTATTTTTGAACCGTATTGTTTCCATCAACTGAGTTTTTAACCCGGCATATATTTCATTAAAGTCTGAAATAATTTCGTTTAATTCATCGTCTCTCAAATCTTTCGCGTCTTCCACACCCTGAGATTCTGGTGGTGAGTCGTGAAGTTCCGGATTCCAAATTGTTCTGTCTTTCCGATATATTTGTGCGTCTTCGTGTTTTATATTGTCCGCAATCGGAAAATCAACTTGCGTGTATTCTCCATTTTTTACCCAATCATAATCCAAATCCCTTTTCTTTCCGGGAAGGACATAACAGGAATCCGGTTCGTCACTAAATGCGCGTTCGCCCGAACCTAATTCAGAAGTTTCCTTTAACAGTTTATCTTTACTCATAAATTATATTTCCATTTTTTATTTGCTCTTTGGTATAATGTTTATACACCGTTTGCCCGTCTACTTTTCTGGCGACAGTATTTCTCAATCTATTATTTCCATTTCGTTTATACGATATATGAACCCATTCTAAAAATTCGCAAATAATCTGATCATAGATTAACTCGCTTTCTAAAACTATCCACTCAAATAGTCCGGTTGTTTTTACTGCAAAAACGTCTATGTCGGCAGCTTCTCCGAATGTGTGTTGAGATCTTTCGGCTCCGCCAATTAACTTATTTACTTCAGGACAACGATACCCCGAATGAACGATTATCGGCTTTTTGTAATGGCTGCGAATCGGTTCTAGAACATTTATACATAACACTTTCAGATTTTCTATTTGCGTATTATTTGGATTGTTGTCTATCATAAGACGAGTCGCCGTTTCCGACGTTACCATTTCACCATAAGTAAAATGTGGCGACAACTTATCTGTATATTGCATTGTACATCTCCTGATTTTATACATATAAGTATAAATATATCTTATTTTGAGTTTTAACACGGCCGGTAAAAATAAAAAACCCCGCAGATTGTGCGGGGTTTAGTGATTTTTTACTTTTACGGTTTAATGACTTAACGATTTAATCGGATCGTCAATTGGTACTTTTGTTTCAGGTGGTTCTATCAATTCAACATATACTTTTATATTCATCGTATAATGAAAGTTATAATTGGATTGTATCCAAAAATCCATTCGCTCAACGTAGTCGTTTATATCATAAGTTTTGGTCACGGTTTTATTAAGTACGTATCCGTGCCCACCATTTGAATCACGATATAAATTCGTCACGGTGTCAGCAGGAAAATCCGTACCTATCCAGTTCCACGTATTTACTAAGGTCAGGTATAAAGTAACGTCTTCCGGAATCGTAAAATTTATCTCGACATCTATTTTTGTTATATATAATGGTCGAACCGATAAACAATTCCAAACAGAATCTTCATCCCAAATAAAATCTATCCACGAACCCTGAAATTTGGGTTTATTATAATAAACTAAATCAAAGTCTCCATCCGTTTCTATTGCGTATGTATCAATACTGGGTTGGGTGCACGACTTTTCGATAATGGGCGACATTCCATTATCAGTACATCCCAACAATAATATCATAATCGCAACCAAAAAACCAACAAAACCACACTTAAAACTAAACATATTTTCCCTTTCACTTCTTAATATAATATACAACATATTATACTAACAGTCAAGTAAAATTCTAAGTATTTTTAAGTTTCTATTTCTACAAGAATCGCTATTTCATCAGCCGTAACAGATACACCCGCTTCCGTTTCTTGTATTTGCATTTCCACATTAATTGTTGAACCGGAAATAAATCCGAACGGATTATTCGTAGAAACCGCACCTATAAATCCATTAGGTTGCCATTTTGCTATATTAATAACAAACGATGCTGCCATAGACTGATTAACACCACCCAATTGAGGCGTTACTATAAATAAACCTTGCGCATCAGTTGATCCGGTACTTTCCACACACTGAACAGAAACACCCGTTACTCTTCCATTCCTAAACATTCTATATCCTTGTGTATTCGCCTGACTTCCTATCGTACATGCATCAGCTACTCTGGTTGCACCACCTACGGCCGTAAAAGACCCACTAAATCCGAATGATAATACAGAACGTGCCGGAGTACAAATAGTTCCTGATATTTCGCCTTTAACTCTAAGACTTCCAGTAATGCTTCCACTGTTTGCAATAGAAATATAACTTGAACTAATTGGTGTAACAAATCTATTCCACACGTTAGTATTACTACTTCCGGTTTGCTGAATAGAGCCGGTTACTTGATGAACTAAAGAAGCTGAATGCCCAATCTTTACATTTCCATCAAACATTCCGGCCCACGAATTGCTCGGTTTGCCACTATCGGAACTAACTACTCCATAAATTCCAACCACTTTAGCAAGTCCGTCCGTATTATTTCCTACGGAACCATATACACCATAAACAGACCCGCTATAAATGTCACTTGCACCAGCTTCCGCAAAAACTGCCGCTCCAACGGCCGTATTAATTGGATTTCCTGTACCGGGATATGAAATAGTCGTATTCGCTCTAATTCCATATACATAATTAGCATTGCTAGAAATGACCGATTCTACTCCGCAGTTAGGCCCATTTGCATATTCATAAAAACCGGCAGTATTAGAATCATTTATTAAAAATATGTAAATTCCGTTAAGAAAGCTGGTTCGATTGAGCGTTTCACCAATGTTGGCGCTAATATCCATGCCCACCCAATCATACGCACTTGGAATGATTTCATCTGGATATGTTATTTTTATATTATCATTTTTTCGATATGCCAACGGTTTAACGCTTATTATTCCGCCATAAGGAAATTCTATACCCGGGGCTTCATATGCGCCACCAAAAAATGGACTATATGCTGAAATGGTATCATCTATATTTATACAATAAGTTCCAACAGTTCCAATAGAACCTGTATAAAATCTCAATGTATTGTCTAAACTATTAATTACAATTCTTTTTCCTGTTTGAGAAGTAGCAATCTGCCCACCCATTGAACCGGTCAATCCAAGCGCACCAATTGCCCATCCGCCAATTCTACCGCTTTCGGCTGTAATAGAACCGCTTATACCAAGATTTTCGCCGTCGAAATATAATGCGGCGCCGGATCCGCTTCCACCGAGATGCATCGTTCCGTTTATCAGATCAATCAAACTACCATTATTAACGTTATCCCAATTCGTAGATTTGATAGTACCGGTTTTTATTTGGTCACCCGCTATCATTGTTCCACTGCTTCCACGTGGATTTGCGTATAATCCTTTTAGTTCGTTAGTTGGAATGGCTCCCTGATATACACGGAACTCATCAAAGATACCGGTATATGGTTTGTCGCCACCGGCTCCCGGAAGATTTACTTTTCCAATTGAAAACTTTAATTGCCCAACGGAAGGTATGTTTCCATTCAGCGAAGATAAGTCAAGAGTTTCGCAAAGTTCTCCGTATTTGTAAATTTTAACAGATTGAGCAGCAGCGGTTAAATCAATTTCTAGCGCAATAAATGACCAGTTGTTGGCGATAAAATACGAACTGGATACGGTAGTCACACTAGCTGGGGCACCGCCTCCCTCATAAAAAGTTATTGAACCATTCGTTCCAATAAGAATCTGTAAATAATCAGAAGTAGTAGGCCAGTTTTCTATGTAGAATAATCCGCCGTTTGAAGTCGTTAATGTTAACGGTTTTGCCCAGAAAGTCATAGTAAACTTATCAGTTACAGGGCCGATATTATGAATACGAACTCCCGATGTACCTGTCGCCGCATTTGCAAAGTTTAACGCATACCCAGATACAGATTGGCTGGTATATGTAATATAACTTGCGAGAGTAGACCCGCTTCTCACACTAATATCTGTAGAGCTTTGATCTAGCAAAACGGAACCGGTGCCTTCATCGAACGGATAATAACATAATAACGGAGAAGTATGAGGCATTATAGCAAGAGAACCGGCGGATAATTCGCCTTCGAAATATCCGGATTTTGCGTTAATTGCACCGCTAATCGTTAATACGTTACCGTCCCACTTTAATAGATTTGTCGCATTTCCGAGATGCAATTTCGCGACACCATCACCGTCAATACCTTCCCACAAACCGTTAGCAGTGTCAGCGAAAGAAGACTTTTTCATTCGGATATACGATTGGTTCAAGTTGAATTCGGTAGTTCTGTCTTCGGACATAATAGTTCCGGTACGGATTTTGTTTCCTGATATTGTTGTTGTTCCAGGAATTTCTATCGGAACTGGTGGGAACGTACCGTCATCTAATTTACGATTTACCGCATAAATTCTGTTAGTTGATGACGCACTTTTAATCAAGTGTAATTCAGAGAATATCTGGCGATAAGTTATATTGGAATCTATTATAGCATTTGCTAAAGATGCGCTTATATTGTTAGTAGATTCGTCGCTCCATATTTTCGTGGTGTAATTTATATTGTCTTTAGTCAGTGATAAAGTCGCGCCGATCTTTTTCAAAGTAATATTATCTAAAATGATTTTACCGCCGGTAGTAAGAGCTAATTGAAGAGGTCGTGCCCCGCCCTGAGTAACCGGAAGTAATAATTTATTAGTACCAAGTTGCCGCGGTAATATTAATTCACCAAACGAGCATCCACTATTGGTATATAAATCACCGGCCACACTGGACGTATACAATACATCGTAAGATAGTGCATAATATTCACCGGCCGTCAAGTTAAAAGTTTGATATATGTAAGGATAGTCGTCGGCACTACCACTTATATTAGCAGATTTGCTCGCGTATGTAGCATTGTTCCCAATTTCCCATCCATTAGTTGCCCCAATACCGGCATAGGAATACTCAAATTCAGAATCCTTGACAATATTTTCATATCCGTTTGCCCATTTGTCACTCTCACTAACTATATTAAAATCGTATAGACTCTGCGCTTCACTTTGAGATATGAATCGGTTAAAGAATTGCAAATCGTGAGTTTCACCGTTCATACCCCACCAAATTAAACTTCCAGTTGTTGTATATCTACCGATTACCAACGGTTTCTTTGTATCAATATCAACTTCGCGAATGCTAAGTGATATACTATCCATTGATAAAACGGAACCGGTTAATGGCTTGAGCGAAATATTATCTAAGTAGAACGCGTCTTCTATAGCAGATGACGCGGACACCAGAAACGACAACTGATTATTACTATTTATTGCTCTCACTCTAGTTGTATATGTAGATTCGCTTTCAAACGGCGTTTCTAAACTTTGAGTAAAAGACCCGGTAAGGAATAAAGTAAATCCACCTCCCGCAGTTGGATTAGTACTGTAATCACCAACAAAGTATGAAAGTTGATACCAACTTTGACTTACTATATTTATACTTTGACTTAAAACTACTTTATTAGCGCCAGGATCTAAAATATTAAATGTTGCTCTAGACCCCGTCAAACTAATTCTGGTATTATTTGTATACCAACTAGATGTTACTGGCAATAAGGATACATTATCTAATATAAGAAGTCCGTTAGAACTAGAATAATGAAAGGCTAATTTATTCGTACTGTTTTTCGCCTCAATGCTGGTGGTGTAATTTCCAACGGTTAGTGTCATAGCATGATTAAAAGATCCGCTACATATCAAATAATCTCCGGCAGTAGAATTAACAGTTGAAACCGAATATCTAAGAGAATATAAACTTCTACTAATAGCCGATATACTTTGACTTAGAATACCGTTCAATCCCGGTGATGGAGCATTAAAATATGCATACGAACTAGTTAAATTCATTCTGGCCGCGCTAGACGTATACCACGGCGATATTGTCGAAAAATTACCATTGGTAACTAATTCGCTTCCAGAAGTATAATTGGAAAAATTGCCACTAGATACCATTTCCGCACCTAAACTGGTCAGTGTTCCACTTATTATGAATTCTAATTTGTTGCTACTAGTAGTCGCAGTTATTAATTTATTAAAATAACTTTGGTGCGACTGACTTAAAGGTATGTAACCAAACGACCCCGTAGAAGATAAATAAAGGGACGAACTTCCGATACTCTGTGATATGAAATATGATAAGTAATAATTTCGCCCGTTGTATATGGTTAGATTTTGTTTTAATAAACTAAGCGAGCCGGTCATACTATCAGAAAGACCCATATAATGTTTCGCCGCACCCCTAAATTCGGCTCCACTAGTAAACACCATATTACTAGATGTCCATTGACTGTGACTGACAGTAAAGTTTCCATTGGTTATTAAATCGGTAAAACTTCCAGTAGGAATAACCGTAGAATAACTTGCGACCGTCTGACCATTTACGTAAAACCAAGTTTTATCATTTCTATCATGCGAAACTATAATATCATATACTCTATCAGTAGTTAATGCGCTGGCAGTAGCGGCGACTTCATAATATAATCTATTATTCAAGTCATAATACGCAGATACAATACTTCCTGTCGCATCAACATAAATACCAAACTGTTTTCCGCTTCCACTGGATTCAACACCTGAACGAGATACCGGTAAAACTTCAAATTGCGATTTCCAGCGAATAGAATAATCACTATCATGCGGTTGAGTAGAACCTGTTGAGTTTGCAGATAATTCAATATATTGGCTACTAGTCAATACTAAAGTATATTTTTCATCTGCGCCTAATTTAATTGCGGTATTATTTATCTCTTTATCAGGTCTGTACAATAACGACTTTGATACTAATGCGATACCATCTTCATAAATGTACGCCATTGCGGAACTAGAAACATACTTAAAAGTATACTTATGTAAAGCATAATCATCAGTGTAACTGGCGGTTACGTTATTATTATATCCGAACCCGAAAGATAATTTTTTATCAGTTGTTATTCCGATACGATACGAACCGGTAGCGCTTATCTCATCATGTTTTGCGCTCAGTATGTCTTCAAACTCTTCTAAACTACCCGTTCTTTTTATTGAAATTGTTATCGTATGGTCATTCGTTAAATCCATATTTAATTCTGTCGGGGTGGGGTATACTAACATTCCGCGAGGTCGCGAAGAAGTAACAAAAGATGTCGCAATATTTTTTCTTTCCAATTGAACTTGGTCTAATCTATAAGAACCCGGCCCATTTAGCCAGAATTGCACTTGCCCATATGAAGAAGTTGGATTGAATGTGTAATAATACCTATCCCAAACAGTTGTTAGCGAAAAATCTTTTCCGCTTTCGCCAGATACTTTAGTATGAAGACTGGCAGTCCCGGATAAAGTTTTTGCATAAAAACTTAAAGCGTGATGAGCACCAATTTGAATCGAACTTATTGACTGACTGAAATTATTATCGGTGTCGCCAACCGCCGTGTGAGTTATTTCTGCGCAACTACCTGTTGCAAATCCATTCGTAGAATATACTGAATACGCATTTCCGCTTGATGTCCAAGGCGTTAATGCGTCATTAAATGCGCCATTATAGATTAAATTATTAGTTACACTTTCAACAACAATTGCTCCATCATCAATATCATCGTCTTTGTATATCGTGTATACTAAATTTTCAGTAGATGATTTCACTAATCCGAAAACGGATTCGTTTATCATATCCAATGATACGTTTGGTTTCGCACCCTGAATTGAATCATACGCATTATCTACGAAGTGGAATAATAACGCTGTATTTTTATCAATATAAGGATTCGTACCGCCAATCGTTACTTCATTTTTAATCCATCCTCTATCCGCCGTTATAATTCCAGAAAAATATCCGTTTTCAGTATAGATACCATGACCGGGTGAAGTAGCACCATAAAGTAATGCCGGCGACAGTCCAGACAAATCTCCAATTCGTGCTTTTAACTGCACGTCATAAACCCCACTACCCGTTCTTTCAATTATATCTATGTACGGAGTATACTGGTCGCGAGGATTTGCATTTAGTTTGATATAACCAGTGCCAATCAACCCAGTAGAAACAATTACCTGACCTGGTTCGTAAGACCCAGTTATAGAACCACTGTCATGTACCAGTGGCGGGCCTCCAGGAATTACTAATTGCGAATGCTCCCACTGTAAATTGCTTTGGTAACTTCTGGAAACGTAAAGTTTTCCGTTAAACTTAGTTGAACTATCTGTATCCAGAGAAGAACTTACTATTTTTACATATTCCGTAGTGAATCCTGTGTTATTCACTTTTTTAACTAGCGCAATTTCTCCGATCGACCAACCACTTGCATTTTCTACGCTCCAGGTAGCAAAAGTTGGAGATAATGGATTATCGCTGGCGGTTAAACTACCACTTAAAACGGTTGCGTTTGCAATCCATAACTGCCCACCAACGGCATTTACGGTTTCTTTCTCAAATACAGTTGTACGAAGAGTTCCACGAACCTTTACGTTTTCAAATTCTGCATAACCGTTAAAGTTGCTAGTTATTCTCCACCCCATTAAGTCGCTAACATAATTGGCGGTTTGAATGGTTCCGTTACTGCTAATAATTAAGTTACTTGCAGTTATTGAAGAACTATCAAAATACCAACCACCGATACTATTAGTTGATCCCAAGTGAAATACCGTGCTTCCACCCCGAACACCCATTACTCCCCAATCATTAACATCTGTATAATACATCTTTGTATAGTCTGTCGCCGAGGAACTTACTTGAATATATCTATTCGCCGAATTGAGTTCTATTGCCCCAGACGAAAGTGCGTCACTGCGAATACTCCACCCACCAATTAAACCGCTTCCAGTCGCTATTATATTTGCAGCGTATAAGTTATTAGCGTGAATGTCTCCTTTTATTAAAGCAGCGGATGCAGTTATCTGACCGTTACTCCAAAGAATTAACTGAGCATTTGAGCTGGAGATTGAACCGGAACTTACACTAAAACCGGCAATATATCCAGAACCAGTTGCTATTATATTTGCAGCGTATAAGTTATTAG